CCTTGTCATACAGAAGCGACATTGACTTCTCCACCATGCTAGTATTGATTCCGTTTCTAGGAGTTCTCAACCAGTATCGTATGAACCACTTTATCTGCAAGTTGGACATGCTTGTTATGTTTCGACTTATCTCACTGTAAGCATCGGATTTCATACTTGAGCAATCTAATTCAAGAAGTGCTATCATCTGTTGAAGTGACATATCCAAATGTTCTTTGTCATAGTAAAGGAACTGTAACATTCCCTCACCTAAATCCAGCCACTTCTCTGCCTCTTCCTCTATCTCATCCTCAAACACATTGTAGATGTTAGCCAACCACTTGATTGCTTTCTTCTCACCAATGTTGTTACTATCATACTCCATCGCTAGTAATTTTACCATAGCGATTCTATCTTTAGTAGATAGACTCGATAGTGTTGCTGATATTATCTCTTTCTTTCTTGTTGGTGTGACGTTCTCTATCGACTCACACATCCTGCTCATTATTGTCATACTCATTTCTATTCCTCAATATTTTTTCCAGTGCCTTATGCACATCTTCCATTTCCTTCATGTTCATCCTAATTCCCTTCTTAGTGGGCTGACTGTTTACATGCCAACGGATATCTACAATGTCGATATTGTAGAAGTTCCCTGTCCTAACTACCATTTCGTTAGTAGCGTCTCTTGCTATTCTTAGTATTATTTTTTCATCCTTCAAGCCAACCACCCATGAACTGTTGTAGGTTCTTCCACGACTTGAAATATCGTGGAGATTCCTGTTCGTCTACTCTATGTGCTACCCACACAACTCCACCAAGACTGCTAATCTTGACTAACTCGTATGTCCTTCCTTCGACTTCAAACATATCCTCAGTCTCTATGTCAGGAACTAAACCAAACTTCTGTGATAGTTCGTTAGCGATATCACCCATATGTTCAGCAATGTACTGAACAATCAGGTGACGTTGTATTGGTACTTTAGCATCCACTGTGACTTTGATTTTGCCTTCCATATCACATACCCTACATTTGTTACCCTCACAAATGGGGCAAGGTATCTCCGCAGGAAGCGGAGCAGGAAAGCGAATAGTCACTGCCTTCTTCATTGTCTGCCATCCCACACTCTGTAAACCACTTCGTACTCAACTGTAACATCGAATGGGAAGGCTGCAAAGTGCAGGGTAGCATTACCAAACTCAGGAGCAAAACCACTTGACCAATAGTTACCACCTTGAACTAAGTAGCCTTGCATGTTTACCCAACTGTAATTGCTGAATATAACTGAGTTGTTTATCACCTCAAAGGAGAGGTGTGTGATGTTATACTTGAACGACTGAAGTTCAATCGCTCCATAACTTGTATTCACATCCAACCAAATAGTCGGTGCGTGAATTAGTGTTTCATTGGTGGTGTTATCCATGACAAGAGTGAACTCTCCTGTCATAGACATCCAATCTGCTTGTGGTGTATCACCTTCAAACTCCTCTGAAGGTGGGTCGGGTAATGCCTCTGTGCATCCTGCTAGGAATGCTGCTACGATTAAAAGCGTCAAAGCCTTGTTGATGTTGGTCTTCATCTTCATCATACCTCGCACATACAGGTAGGATATATATCTTACACCATTCACTCAAAAGTGAATCCGAATTCTTCCAGTGTTGTCTGTCTGCTGTTTTCCATAGTCATTCTTACACTCATACTTCATCCTCCATCATTTCTGTAAATGCCAAACCAGTTAGCATCTTTGTTTGTATCTCAAGCAACTGGATTATCTCATCTAGTTTTCTCTCGACTGCTCTTTCATGTCTTTCGTATCTTCCGTTCTTCATTCTTTCACCACCGAATTAGGGAAGAACACATCCTCCCAAACAACCATCTCTGATTCTGTCATTATGGTGGTGAAGATAGTCCCACTCTTCATGTGTATCTCCACATCGTAGACGTTGCTTTTCAGGATACCTTGAGAAGCAAGAACCACGGAGTATGCAGATACATCTGCCATGTTCAACGTGGTCATTCCTGATTCTGTGTCTAGTTTGAAGAATCTGTCCTTCATTCTTCCTCACCTTCTACTTCTACTCCTGTCTCATAACCTGAATCAGCATAGTCGATTACATCTTCAGCAACCTTCACCCACTCAGGCTTCTCAACAGGCTCTTGCCTGTAAATACCATAGTGAACTTTCTTCGCTATCTCGGTGTTGACATCATAAGCGATGAACTGATTGTCACCTAGAACAGTTGCACTTTCCAACATGCTCTTCCATGTGTTGATTGTCTTCCAGTCAGTTCCACTGAAGAAAGCCTGACCGAATGGATGTGTGTGTATCCAGCACTTCAATGGCAACTTCATGCCACCTAGTTGTTCCTCTTGGTCTTTGAAACTCACAAAGCCAAACGTTCCAACGCTGATATACAAGTCATCTTTGGCATCGACAATAACCTGAACCTCTCTTGGTGAGTCAAACGCCTCAAGAGACTTGTTCCAAATCACTGTGTAGAATGCCTCAGTCTGTATATCAGGGAAAGGATACGAGAACTCAACCTGCTCAAACACAGTCTTGATGTCCTCTTTCCAGTTCTCATCTACTATCTCTAGTCCTTCTATTCCATTTTCATTATATTCTGTTTCATCTGTTTTCATTTTCATGCTCCTCCTAGTTTTTGTATTATTACATCCATCTCATTCTCAAACTCATGGAATGCTCTATGACCTGCGATGAACCCACCTGCATGTCTCTTTGTTCCCATGAACTCTTCACCACAGGCAGGGCATGAGACTTTCACTATCTCTGCTTGGATGTAGTACCCATCTGTGGCGATTATGTTTGTTATCTGACCGATATCCTCTTCAGTCAAATTCTCTATTTCTTCGTCTTCCCCTTCCATTATTCTCTTTTCTTTTTCTTCTTCGCTCATACTTTCACCTTCATGTACTGTCGAAGAGATTTGATTCGTCTTGGTGCGACCAATCGAGGTTCTTCAACTACAACCTCTGTTTCCTTCTGTACCTTCTTGATGTCTATCCCTTTTTGTAACGGGAGTAGTACACTCCTTCTATACTGTTCCTTCCACATCACTTGAACACAGTCATCGCAGAACCTTCTGCTATCTGCCAAGTGTTCGGGAACAGGTTCGTCCTCTTTACCACAGAGAGTCTTTCTCAATACCTTACCAGTGTAAGATGTTTGTAAGATAGAGAAATGAATATACTTCATTCTCCCTTCTCCTTGTATGCTGGATGTGTCTTTGGCAATCTGTGCAGCCTTCTTACAATCATGTTGTTCACTAGATTGGATACTGAGTCAGCACCATCTGCAAACCTCTTGCTTGCAACATCATCTCCTGAAGGACACATCTTATCCTCCAAATCCGTCAGGTCTATCTTATCCATGAGATACTTCAGAACCTCATATTCAACGTGAATCTTAGAAGCGGCTCTCATAGGTTCACCATCTTCATATCTATTACATCCTCGTTGTCATTGAACCATCTCTGAATCCATTGGATACCCATACCTGCAATCACCATGTTCATGCAGTTGATGTCCTTCGCACTTCCATCCCAAGACTGTGCTTGACAAGAGAAAGAACCTTCTTCACCAATTAGCAATGTGTCCATCATCTTAGGGTCAACCTTGTATGAAATCAATGCGGCATTTCTACCAGTTGAGCGTAAATCTAGCCACTTCAACTTAGCATCTGACCCAAAGCCCTGTCGATACAACAAACGCCTCACAGCGAGGTTGTCTGCACAACATACCACTAAGTCATATCCCTGTAATTGCTTGTCAAGTAGAACATTGAATGGTTGAGCATTTACGCCCCCAATACATTCAACCTTCTTCTCACCAACATCCAACTCATCATACGCTTGATATCCAAGGTTCTTGGTATCAACAGTATCACCATCATAGACAGTGATGTTGTATAGATGAGTCTCAGGAACGTTTGTTCTCTGTGCCTGATTCATTCTCTTTAGGAACTGTACTAAATAACTTCCAATTCCACCTGCTCCTATTATCATTATTTTTCTTTCATTGTGTTTCTTCATTTTCATTACCTTCTAATATTTTCATTTGCATTTGTGTTTGATGTGCATCAATTATCTCCATTGTTATACCATCCATTGTCGCACCAACAACGGTGATTGCATCCTCCAAGACTGTTCTGCGAACTATGTTCTGAAGCCTTGGAAGACTTTCGTATAAGTCTATAAATGCAGAAAAGTGATACTGCATCTTCTTTATTTTTCTTATTATGTCATCTCCTTCATTCATTCGTATGCCCCGCTTAGGAATTCATCGACACTCAATGAGAGCATCTTCTCTTTCGTTAGACCTAGATAGCCCAACATCTCAGGCACTGAAGTTCTTATCCCCATCTCAGAACCATTCAGTGCTGCTTTGATTATCGCTTTCTGCGAATGTGGTTCACCCATCATTCTAGCAACCAACCAAAGTGTTGAGTTCTGCATGTTAGGTGTGTATCTGATTGTCGAACCTTCAAGTGTTCTGAATATCTTCTCAGCAACCAGTATGCAACTCTGCCTGTAATCTGATGAAACCTTATCCATTCTTTCTAAGGTGTTTCTCAGAGTCTGCACAGGGTTTTGGTCAGCGAATACATACGACTTGTTGAAGTGCCTTGCGATTCTCTTCGCATACTTCGCAATTGTAGCGAACTCCACTTTAATCTGCTTAGAGTGCTTTCTGAGTGTAACACCATATCCAGCCTCTTTCAGCATGAAGTAGGACAACCCTGCTGCTATGTGTTCAACAGGTATTCCCCTAGTCACTCTATCCTCACGAAGAGAACGATAGTTTCTAGGTACTTTATCCAATACTGCCTTAGACGCATCATAGTAGGAAAGATACATTCTAGTGTGAAGTATCGTTCTTTTCTCTGTCTCAGTTACGGGTCTTGCCCTGATGTGTTGCATCTTCATACGGTAGTCGTTGTTGTTCCTAGTCTCCATAATGTATGAACCAAGACCCTTCGTACTATCATTGTCCTTTGTTGGTATGTACTTCTCCTTAGCACTTATCCAAGATACTGTTTCCTCAAAGGGTCTGACGACTTGAACCAATCCACAGTCATCACACACAACCTCTCCTAGTCTCTCATCAAACGTAGAAGAAGTACAACTACATTCTACACATACCTGACTCATTGTGACCACCTTATATTTGCGTCATCAACACGATAATTGGTCTTCTCGACTCTAGCAAGCGTGTGAATCATAGTCTTTGCCTGTTCGTCATTCTTCAAAATCATAGCCCTTGAAGCGATTTGGTCTCCAATGCTTGAGTTGTCATGTAGATTGTCTATGCAGAATGGGCCATCATATTTCCTGTGTCCCTTGACGAAGACTGCACTGACCCTTTGAAACCTAGAACTGTTTTCATTCTTGTAGATTATCCAGTCACCTAACTTTCCTCTGACTAGAACTGCATAATCGTAATTATCTGAGGCTTTGATTTCTAGAAGTTCTCTAGCCCTTCCAGCATTGAGTAAGAACATATCATCGTACTTGTCTGTCATTTCTTTCAGGAGAACCGTTGCTCTGTCTTCTACCATTTTGGATGTCCTGTTCTGCATGAGCCATGCTACCATCAACTTATGCTCAGACTCACTTGGCTCTCTTCCCATGACTGCCTTGAACAGTTTCATGGGACTTAGGTTAGACCATTTCTTAGAACGAGTGCTACTGCTTCTGTAAGAGTTGATGAAGATGTTAGCATCCTTCACTTTCATGCTTCCCCAAACGCCATCCGATATCTCCAAGGCAATCTCATTGTCATCAATCAACTGCATGTTGATTCTACACTCAATCTTTCGACCTTCTTTGAAGAACCAGTACGGTGTTCTATTCTCCAATGCATAGATTATGTTCTGAGAGTAAGTCACATTCTTCCTGATATATTCTCTCAACCTATCAGCATCACGATTAGTTGTGCCATAGAGTATAATCTTAGACAATGCAGAAGCACAGTCTTCTTTGTTCTTTTTCACATTGTTCAATGCAAACAAACCGTTGGTCTTACTCAGTGACACTGTGACAGTTTCACCATTGTACTTCCAACTGAAGTATGCAAGCCAGTCATCATCGTATTCTGAATATCCCCTTTGTGGAGACATGAATATTAACGATATCTTGCTCTTCAATGACTCTAGTATTGGGTCATGACCCTTCTTGGTTCTACGATTGTTAATTTCAGGTCTTGCAATCTGAATTTGAATCTCACCAAAATCGTTCATTCTGCTACGCTTATTCAATTCGTACCTTCCCGCAGAGTAATTCAAATTTCTAGTTGTCCTGTATAGGAAACTAGAGTTGATGGTTTCTCTTCTGTCATCAGGTGTTGGTATTAACATTTTTATTTTCATAATAATCACTCATTTCATCTTTATTTTTTTCATAGTATAACTTAAAATCATACATTTCTTTTAGTTCATCTGTATTTTTAATATTAGAATGTCCCATTCTTATGAGATACTCTAATCTTTGCACAACGTACTTCGGTCTGACTCTGCCTTCTTCTAGAAGGTCGAAATACCTAGAGACGTTTGCTTTGCTTGCAGGTGTATCAAAACTATCAATGATTTCTTGCTTGATAGTAAATAGTTGTCTTTTGCTCATCATATTTCACAGACTCCACCTGCACAAGCAAGTTCGCCCTGTAAGTTGGTGTTGTCCATAGTCTCAACTATCTCAGTCAAGTCTAGTTCCTTGAGTTCCTTGAACATCAAGTCGAAGGTCTTCTTATCCGTTGCCTCAAATGGTGCTTGCTTGTAGATACCACCATCGTAAGGCAATACGGATAGACCATTGTAGAAGTCTCTGTTCTTCCACATCCAGTTTCTCACATCTTCCCACTCATCCTCACGGATGTTGACAGTTGCAGAAACGTTGTGAGTGTTGACACCTCTGTTGTGTCCACTCATTACCCAATCAACTGAGAAACGCTTGACTCTCTCAAGCATCTCCAATGCTGACTCATCTCTAGTTATCACATCACCCTTCGGTGTCTTCTGTGGTATTGAGATGATACCCTGATTGGGGTTGAAGTAATCATCCTCGACCAAGTTAGGAAACTTAGTCACAAGATAATCGTATATTGGCTCTGTCTTCAGAACTCTGATTCTCCTGATATAATACTTGTCAAACCAAGCGTGTATTCCTGAAGAAGAACCTAGCACTAGGCTAGTAGTTCCAGCAGGTTTCACACAGGTTATCCTTGCAGATTTCTTGATTCCAAGAAGACCCGCTATTCTCTCATTTGTTCTTCTAGCATGATTTGCTGCTTTCTCCAAGTCTAGGTTCAGAACCCTGTTGCTTGCAATGCCAGTCATAGACACACCAAGCAATGCATCCTTCTCTGATGTCTTCTTCCAAACTTCCCTTAGATAGTGGAAGTCAGTATATGACGCTTGCAGTGTTCCTAGTATAGTTGCAACTTCTACTCTCTCATGCAAATCCATTTGGTCTTTGACATCAGAGGCATTTACCTCAGTCAAGTTACAGAACTGATATGGTCGAAGTGCTATCTCACAACAAGGGTTAGTTCCCCAATCCTTGTCATTCGTGAAGTAGAATCCCGGTTCTCCTGTTCCTGATTCCTGAACCCTCTTCCATAGATTGTTGAAGAAGTCCTTCTTGATTCTGTGTCGTAGCAGTACGACTGAGTTATTCGCTCTCGCTCTTTGTGGATTCTTCTCCCAAAAGTGACCTGATTTACAAGTCACCATCTCATCATCATCTGCACTAAACAGACTGATGAGTGCTGCTCTGCGAATACCACCTGCCAATACTGCATCTGCAATATGGCAAACAATGTCATGTGCCTCAAGAGTAGTTAGATAGTCGCCATTATTTTTGTTAGACAAGATACCCTCTACTTTGACTAGACATTCCTTCAATGGTTGAGGGCCGGGTGCTTTACCACCACTAGTCTTCAACAATGCACCTTTCGGTCTGATATCTGAGTAGTCAAATCTAACTGTCGTTGACCTCTTACCAATGTAAGACTCAAACAATACCTTGACTGCATCAGCCCATCCTTCGATAGAATCTGCAATCAGATGTCTGTAAGTTCTCTTAGGGTTGGGCAGTCTAATCTCAGGTAGTTTCTCTACATGATGTCTTTGAACTGAATAACCTACTCCTGTTCCCCCAAGAAGCAAGAACATTGCCTCTGAGAATGACAGGTATGAATCGATAGGCATGTAAGCACAGTTGTAGACTCTGTTAGGTGAGAGTTCGACTGGCTTACCTGCGAATTGCATTGACCTCATTGAAGGTAATACCTTCTTCGGATAGACGAAGTTAGTGTAGACGTTCTCTATCTCTTCCTTTAGTTTCTCTTTGTTTTCCTTTGTAATGTCTAGATTATCTACATGATTCAGATGCATGTCTCTGTTTCTTTGACATATCTCTGCCCATGATTCTCTTCTCATCTTCTCTGCATCGTACTTTGCATACTTCATGTGAACAGTGATGTCCGACATTATTTCTTGTTGTAATTCCATTTTATGTCCTCCTTTATTTTGACGTAGGCTTCGCACCTACTTGGCAGTCAATCTACCCCTGCTAAGACTTGGGCTACGTTAATCAGAACCTGCCGCCAACTACTGCTGGCACAAGTTTTACTTCATCGACAGTTTCCCAATTGACATCTGTGATGTTCTCACGGATTACCATGTCTCCATCTACAAATATCCAATGTGTAGGATGGTCATTGATTTGGTCAATCACCTCTACCTGTGTCACTGTCATGTCTGTGTGTCCTGTTTCATTTACTATTACCAATTTCATATTTTTTCCTCCATTTTCATTCTTTCTTTGTCAGTTCTTGAATTCGACCAGTCAGGATGTTGATGGTCTGCTCATAGTGAGAACACAAGCCAATGTAATTATTGGCGGTATTCACTAGAGTCTGAATGTTCGCATTGTTCTGCAAGAGCAACTGCTCAAGTTCTGCAATACGAGCATCCTTCTCATCCACTTTCTCTTCGGTCTTCTTCGTTTCTTTCTTTTTTGTTGTCATTATTTTTCCTCCTTTAGTTCATCTATCAACTTTGATACTCTTCCTCTAGTTAAAGATTCAATTTCTCCATCATAGCCCAAAGCCCGCAGGTAATTCACCTGACGTTCAGTTGGCTTATCATTATAGCGATGAATAACCTTCATCAAACTCTCTAATTGTCTCTCGGTAAGTTCTTTCTTGCCACGAACACGAATCTCCATGTCATGCAAGAACCTACTTTCCCACTGATTGCTTGCCATTTCCTTGTTAAACATCGGTATATCATAGAAATCACAACCATCCCTAAGTTCAGCAAGTCTCTGCTCCTCTAACATTGCCTTTCTTATCTTCTGTTGCTCTTCCCATTCAAGTTTCTTCTTGATTTGACTCTCAATCTTCTCATCCTCTTCAAGCACCTGTGCCTTGTAATGGCCTAGTCTTAATGAGAACAGAGTCAAGTCATTCATCAGTCTCTCATTGGGATATCCCTTTGTGTTGACTTGAGCCTTCGGGTTGTCAGGATGATTCCATCTCCAAACGATAGAACTCATCTTGTAGTCAGGCATACCGTAGTCTCCACTTGACTTCTTTCTCAACTTAGTCTCAGGGACACTTATTCCCAACTTAGAATCATACACATACTTTCCAGTATAATGCACATTGATTCTCAGGTCAAGTTCCTTGACTTCATTGAACATCTCTTCAAACTCTTCACCGTTCTCGTTCCACCAAGCAGTTGCCATCATAGAACCAACCTTGGTCTTAATCCATTCCTCAATCATCTCTTCAGTGATTGCATCAGGTTCGATACCCATCTCA